TGGTCACCGGCGTGGACCTTACCATCGGTAAAGAGTCTACCCATTTGTTCGACCTGTGACGCCTTATAAATATTCGTGCCACCAAAGTTAAGGAAAGCCCCAGGTGTTGTAGCCTTAGGAATATCTGTAGGTCCTTCGATGACAGTAACTTCATGTCCTGCCTTGCCTAAGAGCCCAGGCACATGTGATTTCCACTGTGCTGTATAACGTGTTTCTACCGCTTCTAAATCTATTAGAAATACTCTGGCCATTATTGCCCTTTGTTATTGCGATTATTATAACCAACATGACCATTGCGAGACTGCCATTGCTGGCGTCTCTTGCGGCGCTCTTGCCACTCACGGTATTCCAGACTGCGATATAGATCAGCAGGATCATACTTAATCATACGGAAACGACAGTAGTTACACCATGCGTCTAGGTCGTTGAAAATTTGACGCACTTCTGGGCTCATGCGTAGATATTTTTTAACCCAATCTTGATTTGCCACGATTAAATCTCCTATACGGTGACAGTTTGGTAAGGACGAGTATGATTATACTCAACATAACACCCATTTTCGCCATCTTCAGATACTTCTATCCAAACATCACGATTGGGATACTTTTCAGCTATCTGCAGATATAAGTCATCTGCAATCATTTCACAGCTCTTATAGTTTAACTCTAATACACCATTGTAAAGACTTTCCGCCCAACGTTTAAACTGTATAAACTCAAGCTCACGGTCATCATGGTATACATCAATACTTATCCTAAAATGGAACATATGACGATGCGGATGTGCTAGGAAACTAACATCTGCTAGTTTAGGATCTGTAGCCGCCGCTGGAAAACAATGGATACCTTCACGTTGGAAAGTGACCCACACTTTCTTCTGTGCAGATTTTTTAATACGTTCTATCTTTTCACGTTCTTCTAGTATCATTTGATTATCTCATCTTTACCATACTGATCCCAATTAGTAAATGTTTCTCTAGTAGTTAATGAATGTAGTGGATGACACCAAACACCTGGGTTCGAATGTTTGAAATCTTTGTCGTCTAACTTAATTGTAGCATTATATCCTAGCTGTGTCAAGTAGGGCAACTTTACCGAAATTTGTGGAATAAACCGTCGATGTCTAATCACAGGCATTTCTAGTACACCCATCACAACACTAACATCAAAGTCCAAAGTACACCAAAGATCTGCTTCTAAACACTGACCAATCATGCGTTCCCATGGTCTCCACCCATCAGCGTCGTCTGTGGCCAGATTGGGAAAACTTTGATTAGCACCAAAGTAAATATGAGCACAGTTATAGCCCGCAGCCAGCTTTAGGATTTCATCTACGGGTTGAACACCTGTAACAAATAGTGTACGCATTCCATATGCAGGAGTGCGTTCAATTTCAACACCTGTAAAGAATGTGATATTTTCTTTAGTTCCCGCTGAATATTCACGCTTCATTGTATTCTGCCAGTTGTTTTTCAGTTTGAGTAATTTCACGCTTTACACCTAATTTTTCGTGTTTGATTTTGCTGAGATGTTGATCATCTAGATAGTGTGTATAACCATCAGTGATTTTCTTTTCTAATTCTGCATGACGTTCTTGTAATTGTTTAAGATAGTGTTTTAGTTTTTCTCTGCTGCTCATATTACTCTCCTAGTTCAGTTTCTAAATTATCCAAATTAGTTTCATCTAGTCCACTGTCATCTCTATGATGTTCTTCTGCTTCATCTTGCATAAACAAGTTCTTGAACTGCGGACCTGCACTGTATGTAGCATCACCAGTTGCACCTCTAGTACCTCTGATGTCAGTTAAGTATGCTTCAAAATAATCAACTAGTTCTAGTGCATCTTTTCTGTTGTTAACGCTGAAAATTATATCAACCATTTCACGGAATCTTGTGATACCATTATAACTTCTGGTTGTTTTCTTATCTGCTAGTTCACTATGCATCATAGCTGGATATCGTCCTGCATCATACTCTCTATTGGCTTCTTGTACAGCGTTAATATGGCTCCAAACATTATGACCCATCTGTATAGTATAACTAAAACTGTCCCACGATGTCCTACCTTCCTTGCCTATCTTATTTAGGTCGCCTGGTTTATAGATACAGATATCTTTGATAGTACAGCGTTTGCTAATTGGACTATCTGTAAAACCAGCAAATAATTTATCCTGCAACACAGCATCACCAAAACGACGGGAATCTGTGGAATATTTCTTATCATCTACACTAGGTACCATGCGGTAAGTCCATTTCTTTTGATGCTCTAATTCAGTCTGGATATAAATCTGTCCGTTAGCACTAGCTAGGAAAGGACTAGCACAGTCAAAACTGATAGTAAATTTAGGATTAATATACTTTCGAACACTACGTTGGATATCTGTAAGCAAGATAGCCCACTCTAGTTTGCTTGTGCCCAAGAAGTGCATCCAATCATGTAAACCTTCCTGTAACAAGCCATCAAAGCGTAAGGTGATTAATCGTTTCATGATCAAGTGAAGATCACACATGTTTTGACCACCCATGGCCCATCCATTGAATGGTCTTTCGTATTGTGTAGGATCACAGTACTTTTTCATGCGTTGATACCAATCTTCTGCTTCGATATGATTCTCACCTTGTAGGACGTTTAAGAACTTACATGCACCTGTACGGTTTGCCATGAAATAATCGTTATTGATATATGTGCCCTGTACTGCTTCCATGTAACTAGTAATGCCTGTGGCTAGACGACCTGCTGGACTACGACATACCCAGGCTGGAATATCAAGGATCATACCATAATCCATGTAAGCATCCATCCAGTCTAATACTAACTCGCGTTTTTTCTGTGCTTTAGGACAGGCGGGATTTTTCCAATCACCTTCCCATACACCTTTACCAATCTGAAATCCACCTGAATCACCTAATACAAAACTACGACTGCGATCTCTATTGCGTATCATATCTTCCTTGGGACTATGTTTTTTTACATCAAGTTCTGCATGTCCTGCTGAGTATAAGGCCCATTGATAGGGAAAGTATGCGGCATCGGGATTAAGCCAATTAAGCCCTTCGATGCCATTTTCGAAGTCTGCTGGAATACGTGCCGGATCTACATACGTAGGATCATGTCTTTGTTTACCTACATAGGTAGCATAGAAGCCACTCAATGCCGGTAAGAATACAGCGTAATCATTTTGTTTTGCTGTTAAGTTATCACGTCTCATAAAATTTTACGCCGCCAATTAGTTTATAGTCTTCTTCAAAGTATTTTTGTAATTTTAACACTAGTTCTGGATTTTGTTCAAGTAATTTGATGTAATATTCTTTGGTAGTTTGACGATTATCATCTTTACTAGCATTATATTCTATAGCAATATCAACATTGGTTCTATAGCCTCGATTATAGATCCAATTATTAAAATTTTTCCTTAAATTATCGTTAACCAGCATAAACGTTGCTCGACTTAGATCTACTCCTTGTAAAAAATACGTCTGCAGATCTGTATGATCATCAAATGTTATACGATCAAATATTTCATTAATAGATAGATCCTGTTTGCTATTATATAGATACTGAGTGATACCACTACACCAACGATCGATAGGATCACGTAACATGACCAAATTTTCCGTGCTATTTACAAGAGTTTCACTGTGATGCCAAAATCCACCAGACCCGATCAGCACACCCTTAACAAAACTGCTGGCATTTTTAGGAATGTTTATATAGCTGATGTTGTTGATTTTGTCAACCCAACATTCACCTAACCTATGCCCGAGGTGTACCCAACGGCCTAATGTCATTACTTGCTCTGTGCTGGTAGGATAAAGTTGTAGGTTGCGAGACCTGAGTTAACCGTGATCTGTGCCGCACCTTCGTCGCTGATGCTAAACTTCTTATCACCTGCTAGATTCAAGATGCTGATAACAGCATTAACTGGCCATGACCAATTTTTACTCAATGTGCCTGTTATCCCTGCTTGGAATACGAAGTTACCTGCGTGGCTTGAATGATCACCAAAACTTAATTCTAAATTGCCATTATTAGTTTTAGCAGTGAAGTTTGCTTCTTCTGCATTCGCTGACGCTTGGAATTTAAGTCTTTGGATATTAGCTACAGTTGGCTCAAATTCAACGTTCCAGGTAACTGGTCGCATCTTAACTGTTTTGAGTTTGTCATTGACGATCTCTTGGCTCATGAAGCGATAGTCGTTTTTAAAGTCACCGGCGGCGTTTTCAAAATGTAATCCCACTGGAACTTGGACCCCATTTCGATCTTGTTTGGTTAATGTAATTTTGGCATTGTCTTTGTATTCTGGAATACCTAAGATAGTGTTTAGTTTGCCTAAGTTTGGCATACCAAATATACCAACAAACTCTGCTACTGGTCCATTTAGTTTAGCCTGGACTATAACGGAACGATCTTCAGCTAGTGCTTCAATTGATGTTTCTGAATCTGTGCCTGATACTTTAACTAAGTCAATAATGCCTAAACCATAAGTGTTTTTAACGATGTCTAATAGATGGTCTCTCATGTGTTTCTCCTTTGATAATATATTGTATATGGTTTATTTAGATCTTGCAAGTGGTTTGATAAAATTATTTTATTGATTCGATTTTGCCTAAAACTTGTTGTAGTTTAATTGTTTTTAAATAGCCAGGTTTTTTGATTTCTATCCAACTTATGCGTTCTACTAATGGGTCTGAATTTTCCATATCAACCGTTGACTCAATCATAAACCCAATTTCATCACATATTCGTATCAAATGCCTTAATGGAGTGTGACTCATAATCTGCATGTCAACTAGCCTAGCTGATTCAAATATGTCGCTGTTGTTATAACTAAACATTAAAGTACCGCCTGGACGTAGTAAGCCATATATTTGTTTAAGATGTTGTTTGACAGCATCTATGCTCATAAAATTAAATACCCACCAACAAAAAACAAAACCGAATTGATTCTGAGGTAAAATAGATAAATCTTGATCTAAAATATATTTCCTAATTCTATTTTTGTATGCATCAAGGAAATGGTCTGTGACAGCAGATATCAAAGAATTATTAACATCACAAAAATATAGAGGATCTAAAGCAACCATGTGATTTGACAATAGTGTAGAGAAACTATTATCTTGATTTCTATTTTCATCAACTGTATTTTGTCCTACATATCTACAACCTAACCTAAGTCCCGGATAAGACCAATCAGCATACTTTTGCATTCTGTCTAATATTAATTGGCTTACATCAGAATCTATTCGGAATACTTGGAAAGACAAATTATCTTTAGAATTAATTGTAAACTGACCAGCCACACTATCAATCTTTTCATTTATATCATTGATTATTGAGTTATTATGTTCTTGAATAGATTCTAACATGGTTAAGATTTCATCGTAGCGAATCTTGGTTTGATCTAATTTTTCATAAGCCACAAATCTTTCGACATCTTGATTTTCCGATACAATTAGTCCTAACTGTTCAATAGCATCATTTATTGATCCGTTGGCAGCTAATCTGTCAAGTTTATAGATTAAACTGTTACGAAATTTTACGTAAGGATGTAAGCTAGGCATCATTCAAATGTAAACAAATTATCAAATGTTGTGGCGATCTGTGTGTTTTCTGCGATACGCCAATTCAGCACACCCAATAGGTTTTCTACCTTTTGATCTACGATACCAGTTTCCATACTAGCATCATCAAAAGGTAGTTCTTTGAACCATTGTGGTATGTGTGTTTCATCTGTGGGATAACCAATACTGCTATAGCCTAATGGATTGTCTTTGAGCTTACATACGATAGTCTTCATACCATCAACGATAGCCATTGAATAGTTGTCATTCATCATGCGTTTCAAATTGTTCCAGTTCATAGCCGCACGCACATGTCCTGGCATATTGGCTTTACCTAGACGTTCTTCTTCTTTAGTATATTTGGTCAAGTTATTTACACGTTTAGGTGTGCCTTTTTCCCAAGCTGGACGTTCTGTGAACAGTAATTTAAAATCGCGCACTTTGGTGATGATAGCGTCACGATCTGCGCCTGTAAGCACATCAAGCAAGATGTTGCTTAAAAAGTCCTGTATGACTTTTGGTGTGTCGGATCTTTTTAAATCTAAACCCATGGCTTTTACTTTACCTGGCACACCGTGGCTATCTAATCGCTTACCTTCCATGTCATATATCAGCACAGCATAACGTTTCTTTTTGATGAATAGCCCCTTGAGTGCTACTAGCTCACGACCACCCCTGATCAGCTCACCTTGGCGTCTAGGAGTATGGAAAGCACGTTCACAGAACGAAGGAAAACTTTCATTGACTTGATCTGCGATACTGTCATACAAACCTACTGCTATGTCTTTGTTCCATTCCATCCGACCTGCTTCAACATCTGCACGAACCATTGGGTAAGCACTAAAATAACAAGAGTCAGTGTCACCATAGATAATCGCTTCACCTATGTGATCATACTTGCCCGTTATACATTCATTGATATAAGCATCCATGTGCTTGGCTATTGTTCTGCCAGTTAAAGTTGTTGATTGTCCGATACGTTTGTCAAAGAAACGACATCCTGGATTAAGGATAGCACCATATAAACTGTTCAAATTAATTTTCTTAACCAACTGACGCTTGTCCCAGAATGCTTTATCTTCATCTGTTGTGGCTTCTTTGTTTTTGGCCTGCATGTCTTGGCGTTCAGCATACCAACGTTCTAGCAAGCCTGGTATAACACCTTTGCGTTCATTATTAAAGATAGTTCCGTTGGCACTGAGTATCCAAGGTTTGTTGCTGTCAAAGATTAAGCGCCAACAGTCTGCCGCACTAACTATGTCGCTAGTTCCATTTGCCCAGTCGATAGTAATCTCTGTACCTACTTCACCGTTCATGACCGCAGTGTATTCTAGAGATCCAAACAAACCTTCCCATGCGTCAGCAAATGACGAACCTCCTTGCTGTTTCTCGTTGATATAGTGTTCAGTCATCACAGGACGCAGTTGCCCTACAATAGTTTCTGGACCCATGTTAAGTGCGCGAATCGCTGAAGGATATAGTGAGTTAATGTCAATAGCACCAATGTAGTCATGCATGCCTGCTTTAGGAGTTGCTACATAAGCACCTGCGGCCTGTGTATCAAACTGTTCATCACGATTGCGATTCGGCACAACCATACCTAATTGATGTGCTTCATTGATAATAGCCTGTTCAGTAACAGCCACAGCACCCATTGTTGTCTGTAGTAGCACAGTGTTATCATGCGCCAATTCATTGGCTAGATCTAAGAAGCGTAGTTTCTTATCTAGTTTGGCTAGTAGTGCTGTATCTTGTCTGTTATATTCAATAAACTTAGGAAAGTCTTTATTATACAGTTGATCTAAGGTACCTTCATACTGTGTTTTGCTTTCTGCTAGTTCATATTCGCCGATAGCATCTAAGCTGTAGCTATGACGTTCTTCATAGGTATACTTGCGATACAGTTGCATATAGTCCATATGCACACGACCAATCAAATCAAAAGTCATATTAGCCGCACCGAAGCGTTCAAATTCACGTTGCTTGGGAAATTGCCCCCATAAACAGAATCTACGTGTATCATCTTTTGATAACACGCGATTGGTACGTTGTATCATATACGGAATATCAAAACCTTCTGAATTCCAACCACTTAGAATATCAGCATCATCGATCAAGTCTAAGAATGTTTTCAGCAGATCCTCTTCACGTTCCATCAGGAAACAGTTGTCATACTGTCCGCAGATTTCTTCGGCAGTTTCCCAACTCATGCTCTTAGGTGGCACTACCATGGTAACCAATTTGTCTAGCCAATCAAGATAAACACTTACCGCGGTTATAGGATTGAATGGCTCGTCTGGTTTACTGAATCCTCTGACAGGATCAAAGTCAACCTCAATGTCAAAGAATGCTGTGTGTAATTTTGGGCTAGGCTTGCCTAGATAGTTTTCTTCTAGGCAACGGAAAACGGGATTGATGTCACTTTCCCAGATGCGTTTACCTGAATTGATTTTGAGTTCTTTATGGAATTCTTTGCCTATGTGTGTGCTGAAACGGCTGACAGGTGTATCATACATAGTGCGGAACTTACCGCGGGGGTCATCATAATAAAAAGTATAGTTGGCAGGAAATTCTTGATATTCTCTTAGCCCATTGACTCTCTCTACGATATAAATCCGATCCTTTGTACGATCGAATAGTGCGTCTACGTAACTCATTTTTTTCCTTTTTGTGCGACTTCTAGCTCACACACACTCTTCATGCCCTGTATGGACGTTTTTTGTTATTATAACACTAATACTCGGTAAAATCCTACACTATCGATAACAAATAATGTAATTGTGGTCATCAATAGTCCAAAACTGCCACGGCTAATACTGGTATACAAGCTTATACTTAGTGCCACAAATATAATAGGATACACTATGAGCCAATTGGTATAGGGCACTGTTAAGCTAACTGATAATGCTATAACTATATTTAATAACCAATTACATACTTCTAAAAATAATCTTACGGGATGGCTATGCCAATCACGTCTGATAAAATTGGCAGTTGCGTGCCAATCTATCTTCAAACTGTGCGACCAACTGTTTGTAAAATATCAGTTAAAGTTTCGTGATCTGCATTGGTTTCAGTTAATTTTGATTTTTGAGCGATCTTAATGGCTTTTTTAAGGATAGCTGGTTTGATTTCTAGTTCTTCAGCGACTGCTTTAACAGTATCGTTTAAGCCTGCGCTCAAATCTTCTACTTCTTGTAATACTGCAATACCTTCTTCGATTAACTGTGTTAGTTTGGCTTTTTGTTCGCCTGAAAACATTTTTGACATGATCATTTCCTTGACTTAAAATTATATTATACTTGAAGTATTTAACCGTGTCTACGATGTTTGGTTAATTTATTCTACACTTGCGTAGTATACAGGTAGCAGTTTGGAATTCATAAGCCAAATCATCGAATAGGTCTTCGGGTGGACGCTCAGCATAAGCACGGCTCATGTAGGCTATTTGCCCTATATCACTATAGTAGACTTCAGTAGGCCAACGATACTTCCCCCATTCCATGCTGTTGATCAATAGGCATTCATCACCTATGTTTTTGAGTAGTTCTTTCTTGGCCTGTGCGGGAAGAGTGGCACTACTAAGCAATTTGATTCCAACTGGGACTGTATTCACTTGAGGTTTGTCCAGATAATGGGCAAACAAATGGACCACGTAGGCTTCTATTTCGTGTGTCAAATTAATTGTTAGCTCGCACTCTGCTCTGCGAACGATATCATACGACTCTCTTACGTAGATATCCCAATTATTCATCTACATTACCACTTGCGGCATGACCAGTAACGAGCTTTGGTGCGAGGACCCGGGTTAGCACAGTTATGGCGTGCTCTAAATGATTTACGGCGTGCTGGATTTGACTTCTTGATACGCATGTTAGGATCACCGAAATTTACTTTTTTGATGTTACCAGTGCTAGGATCTTTAACATAAACCTTAAATTTCTTAACATCGCCACGCATAGGCTTGCCAAGAGGTACTTTGCGACCACGATACTCTGCTTCATCCAATTGTTCATCTTCGTTATACCACATTTCACCATAGGCTTCAAAAAATGCATTACCATGATAGATTTCTTCCGCTAATTTTGATTCTGATAAGAATTCATTTATCTTCATGTTATACACTCCAAAATTTTCTTAGATGGGCTAGAGTAGCATCTATATCCGCATCAGGGTTAAACTCACCGTCTTCATCATGGAAAGCCGCTTCAGCATGCCTAAAGGCACTGCTTCTAGCATCAAAAGTCCTGCTGTCAATCATCTCATTGTCATAGTCGTCGTGTAGAGCATCTTGGGTATAGTCCATGGCCCACGCTATCTCATCAAGATTTTTAGGTCCTGATAATAAAATACGTTTAAGCTTCTTATTTGTAAGATGATCAAATGTCTGCGATGTTTGTGTAACTTCAAATATTTTCATTATCTAACAGGACCCCCTTCGACCCAAGCGTCACAGGTGCGTTTACTCGCACATTTGAATTTCAGGAACTTGCAATAGCCTAGATTACCTGCATCGATAGTGTCCATGGCATCTGATCCCGGTTCACTGCCTATACCTTTGGCTATACAATCCAGCATGTCTTCTGATATGTCAAACGCCGCACAGTTGCCACAGCGATTCTGTTTGACTGATTCTATGTCACTGGTATTCCACTTGTCTGCTAGTTCTTGCCAATATTCATCGTTAGGCTCGTTGGGATTTAAGGGACCATAGTGATATTCATCTATGGCTTTCTGACGATTACGTAGGTTAAGATCAATATCCTGCGTAGCTGGTGGACAACCTTGTTCTAATGCTTCAATGATACTAATTAAATCTCTCATTTTTTACGACCTCTACGCATATTTATCTGCCAGCGAGCTAGCTGTCCTCGACGACCTTTGCTTTTAGCTGCTTTTTGTAATTGTGCCATAGTAGCACCTTTAGGTATACCGTGGCGTTGGCTATCACCCTTGTCTTGTGGATTCTTACCATCGGCAAAGTTTTCCTGAAGGATATCACGGATTTTCATTATTTACGGGCTCCGATCATGCCGGTCTTGAAACTAGGAGCACTGGTATAGCCAGTCCTCTTGCCTCTTTGTGCCTGCACTTTTGTGCCAATCTTGCTGGTAACCATTAGTTCAGTCCAGGCTATTTGATTACGCACAAATACCCTTACTAATTCATCAAATTCTTTTTGGCTGGCTTTGTCCTTGGCGCCTGGACCAACAGCACTGACAAATGCGTCTGGTGGCACGGTTAAACCTAGATAGCTGGCAAAGTGGAACAGCTGACCAAACGTATTCTGCCAACCGTCATCACCACCTGATACCAAGCAACCAAACACCTTACCGTATAATGGTTGCACATTGTTTTTAATACCCCAATCATCAAAATAGCCCATACGTTCCATAACGGCTTGTATATAACTGCTGTAAGTGCCCCACCAGATTGGTGTAGCGAATATCACAGCATCATAGTCTAATATTTCCCGTAATAGTGCTGTCATATCGTCTGGAGTGCCATCTCGTTTGGCTATGTCAATACCAGGTTCAAATTTCAAATCTCTGAGTATGATCTCTTTGGTTTCTATTTTGTATTGGTCAAATTCTCTCCTTACCCTATCCACTACTTTCTGAGTGTTAGATTCTTTTGGAGGAGTTAAACTACCATTGAGTATAAGGAATTTCATTTGGTTTTCTTATTAGCGTTAATATATTTTCTATAGACTGCTGCCGCACTAGCTTTACCTGCGGCTTTAGCTCGTTGTTCCATGGCCACTGCCGCTTGTATTTTGTGTGCGTGGCTACGGCCACTGCGTCTTATTTTAGCCACACTAGCACGGGCATCTTCAACAGTGGCAAACTTGAGTCCAGTGATAGTACCACGTGGATCTTCATCTGTGTATAGATCACTGTGTTGTTTTGATTTAGCTGGTTGTCCTGGTTTGCGAGCTATCCTCGCATCTTCCGCTACACCTTCGTTTGACTTTTTGTTCTTTACACAATTAGGATAGGTTTTGCCAAACATCTTTTTGTTACCTTCTTTATGGTAACCTGGCCAGCACTTTTCATCTAAATGCTGTTCACTGACACTCTTGCTTTTGGTCTTCTTGCCAGCTTGTCTTGCTCTTCGGGCAGCACAGTGTGCCTTTTGGCTAAATCCTTTGGGATAACTGCAATTTATTGATTTCTTGTATTTCTTAGTCCAAGTTTCTGGCAATATGATGGGTTTCAACTGCATGTACTGGGGAAATTTCGTATTAAATTCACGCATGATCACACCAGCTTCTGCGTTGGCTTCATCTTCTATAGTACTACCTGTCCGCCCGCTGTCAGCATCTAGGCGATCCTGTTTCCCCTGTGCATAGTGTGTTAACTCATGTGCTAGAGTACGTAAGACATCGTTAGGATGGCGATTTTCAATGTCCACATGCACTATGCGATCGTCGTTTGTGAACTTACCAAAACTAGCCATATGCTCTGTGTTTACATCGCGTAAAAGTTTAATCTTTGGTAAGTGTTTGAGTTTAAGATGACGGACTGCTATAGGTAAGAAATCACGCAGAGCGTCTATTAGGGTTGGCTCTGGCGGTCCTGCAAGTTCTTCAAATAGTTCAACAGTTAGCATATACGTATTTAGCTAGTAACGACCCTCTGCACACTGATGCTACCGTATTGGAGTCCAAGTTCACCTTCCATGTTGCGTGCTGTGCGTTCTGCTGTTTCTCTGTCAACATTTGTCAATCTGCGATCTACACTGCGATTACTATTGGCTAATTCATAATCTCCAGTTTGGTTAGGATTATCTGCTTGAGGTTCTTCTTGTGGATTCTCAGTTCTCTGCACGATTAAATCGTTACGGCTAACCCCTAATCTTGCCGCTAGTAAATCTCTAGCATCACCTGATCTATTAGCACGTTGGCGATATTCCTGTCCATTATAATCAATTACGAATATAGTGCTACCACGTTGTTCCTCTTCTTCATCTGTCATAGGTATAGCGTATAGGTCTACGGGATCTGCCTCAAATCCCCGAGCCACTTCTTTAACAGCGTCAAGAGCTGTGAGTGCGTGAACTGCCATACCCCCACCTGTGCCATCGCGACGTTTGACCATCCAGTAGGGCTTGCTGGCATCTTTGGCTAGTTTTTTCTTTTCAGCACGTGCTTCACGTTCCATCTTGACAGTCTGTATGATGTATTTCCTACGCTCTGGGCTTGAGGCCTGATACTGTGCGATATAGTCTTTGAACTTGATCAGATCATCGGGCTCACCTTGGTCAGTGAGTAGTTTGTATAGGCGTTTTTCATAGTCCTGTTTATACATCTCAGGGTCTATAGCGATGCGTAATGATAAGGCCATGCGTAAGGCAGTGTTGACCAATTCTTCTACGGGTCTAGTTGTGTATTCTCCACCTGGTGAGCGGAATTCAATATAACCGTCTTTGGTATTGATACTAGTATATTTGTCTGTATAGCCCGTGTGTATGAGTTTACTTGCGGCTAGGGTAAGTCCTTCACGCATCTTGGCAAATACAGCTTTGAGTTGATCACCTTGTAGACTCGCAATCTTGCCACCAATCTTATCGTAAGCACTCTTGCAGTAGTAGTTGCTTAGACGATCAAATTGCTCTAGAACATATTTGTCACCTAGGAACACAGCCAGCTTGACATAGTCAAGGTTGTCTACATTATAGTCAGGGACACTGATGTTGATGTGCAGGCCAGTTGAGCTGTTAGTATATCCGTGACCTTTGATAAAGTCTAAGACCTTCTTCATCTGCTCAATTGCGGTGTTGATTTCCAGTGCTGGACTGATGAACTCTAGGCCGCCATCTTCACTTTCATCTACTTCAATACTTGAGTCAGGTTCAATGATCCAACGACCTCGTTCTTGAGCACGGCTACGGCTAGTGCTGTGATAGCTATCACTGGCAAAGGCTTCTATACCTGTGTCTGTGTATAGTTCGTCTGCTACATAATCTACATTTAGGTATTCTTCGTCACCATAGCTCTGATATGGCCAATATAGGTAGTGTGAATATTTGTTTTCTACATCACTCATGTAGCTCATGTCTATGTCTTTGGCGAATGCTTCAAAGTCATTGTCACCATCGTCGTTGAATTCGTCACGCATGGTTTCTAATGCCTGCATTTCAGCTTCTGCATAGATATCGCTGACTTTGCCCTCTTCTGCACGTTCAAACTCCAGTTTCTGCTGGCGTTCATCGTAGTCTAGATCTTCTAACTTACTGCGTATAAGTTCTTTTAGGTCAGTCTGTCCATCATCTGTTTTTAGGAAATTATCAAACCGTTGATCTTGCCATTCTTGGAAGTCATCATAGAGATCATTGCGTAGCTTATTGAGATCGCTTTCACGATTAGCATCGTTGTTGCCAAAGAAATTTATAATGTCTTCAATATCATATACAGGGTCGTCATAGCTATAGTCATTTTCGCTATAGTCATCATTGTAACTACGCACATTATGGATACAGGCTTCTAGCTCAAAGCCCATACGCATACCTGTGACAAGTGGGCTATTGAGAAACTCTTGGAACGCTTTAGGCGTCATCTCAGCTTCATCAATGATGGCTTCTAGTAGGTTAATTTTGAACTGATCATAGCGCATATCTTATATTTATTTGACACCTATCTTGAGGAATCTATTGTAGCTATCATCATAGCCTTTTAGGCGTATTTTATCTAACACACGAGTTTTGGCCAGGGGATATGCCCGATCAAAGCTGTCTAGATCCTGTGTGGTATTAGTGGCATTATTGGGCTGATTATCACGGCCTTCCAATGCTACTATTGCTCCAGTGGGCACATTGTCAAACCAACCCTCATTGACTACATCATTACAGCTGGTGTTGATCACTAGTATGCGATCGACTTTGAAATCTGTAGTGTTACAATCTTGTGTGACTGCTGTGATTCGATCATTTATGCCAAGCTGTTTGGTCATAGTTTGTACCCAGCCTGTGTTTTTAGGATCTATGTCTATAAGATAAGCAGTATCAAATTTAATTTTTTTATATAGTAAATAAGGACCCATGCTACCATACCATGATCCTAATACATACACTGTATTAAAACTATCTAGGCCTAGACGATTGAGTTCAGTCAGTAACCACAGCTTGCCAAGATTAAGATCAGCAGTACGGCTACCTGCTGGAGTATCTGGTGAATCCTCAAATAATTCAAATGCTAACATAATTTTCCATGCTCACTTCTGGCATCCCTCCAGGGCAGCAGCCGCCCCACGGCCTAACACTAACGGTCCTAGGCTGTGTTCTTAATTCTTCTTAGGTGGTGTGTAGAACTTAGCAGTCCACTTGTCACCATCTCGCTGCATGACCACGTGTTTGTGGATCCATTCTTCTAGTCCGCCATCACCATCACGGCTACGCTCAAATGCCTGGCGTACATTGTATGCTGGTATCAGTTCAAGTTCGCCCATGACGATCAATTCTTTTTCTTCTTCATAACCTTCTTCTGCGGTTCTGCGTGCTTGAGTAGGCGTAACTTCCACAGCTTCTTTAGCTGCCATAAACCAATCGTTGGCATCATAATTCCAGTTGAGATAATCTACATCATCCTCTGCGGCTCGATCCCAGTCGATCATGCCCTCTTCTTCATGTCCTTCTGGATATACATAGCCTTCTTTGCGTAGATGCTCATACCAGTAGTCATCATTTATTTCCCAATCACTTACCATTTCCCATACGTGTTCCATGACTATCTCACCGATCTTCATCAATGGTTCTTTAAGATAATCATCAGGAGCAAACATTACCCATTCACGTATAGCAGGCGCATGTTCTTGGAACCATGGTACCAAGTTGCCAAAGCGGTGTTCCAATAGGTTAACGATGTTTTCTACACCGTAGTCGTTTTCATCCATGAACTGCTCACTTTCAAAGTGCAGTTGATATTTTTCACCGTCATGACGAGGTTGTTTAGGCAGTAAGATATACAGTGGGCCATCTTTGTTGTAATGATTAAAGTAATTACTGCTGGTGCGAGCCGCAGTACACCAGCGTGTGCCTTGTCCATAGTAGCAGGCAGCTTGCTGATCTTCTGGCACGACTATACGCACTTGATCATTTTCAAATACTGTCTTAGCAGTGCCTTTATCCGCTTCTTTTTTCTCTTCTGGATCTGGATATTCATCTACCACTGCTACAAAGTCTGCTAGGTCCGCGTAACGCATGATGTCGTTGCGTGGTGCAGGTATTTTACGTTTGAGTTTTAGTAAGTGGAATTTTTCTAATGCTGGTTTGATCTTGCTTTCTAAGTCTTCGATCTTACTACCCCAGCCACCACCAGCATACATCTTAGCCAAGAACACTGTGTATTCTTTGTTCTTAGTTGGATCTGCACCTTCGATAGCCTGCATGACGCTGATCAAGATATTGGTTTTTGTATTCGGACTTAGATTGAAATCTTTAAATTCTTTGCGATACTGCAACATGTGATGTATGGCGGAAATCTCTGGGCTAGGATCTTTAAGCACAGTCTGCAGAAGTTTATCACCAAAGCGTTGTATCGTGGCCTGTTGATTGTATTCTAATATAAACTGTCTAGCTCTCATGTTCTAAATGTTCTTCCTGTTATCCCTCGTGCTTTTAAAGTGTTTATTACTTGTTCTAAAGGTATTCTATAAAAGTTTGCTATATCTGTTGGGGTTTTACCTTTGGAATATAAATCTACTATGCCTGCTGGTATTAGATCACGTTGTCTATAATTAGCATAATGCTTATTAGTTGAAATTGGGTTCATATTATTTTTTCTTGGAACGTAGTTATTCAACATATTAATAATCTGCATATCGGAATTACTCATCTGATGGGTACCTCTTTTGTACCGATCATATATTGTTCTATATTCAACAGGCCAACGAGGATTCCAATGAGGAGGAGGTATCATATTATCATATTTTTTTGATATTTCAAATAAAAAATCATTCGCTCTCATATCATTTTACCTTATACACCATATCCCATGTTCTACCAAGTTCACCTACTGCATATTCTGTTTTAGTCTGACCAAACTGTTTCGCACTAGGATCATGTACTACGTTATCTAACACTACAACATAATGATGCCAATATTTAGGTGGTATCCGTTGCCATCTAGGATCAGCTAGTTCAGTGTGTCCTTTAAATCCTGCTACCTGTAATAAGACAGGCATCTTGCCTTTGGTCTTTTCTTTAGTATAAAGGTCATTGGCTAGTTTGTAGCACTGATCAAAGTCTTCCTGTCTCATTTTCTTTTTTTCTTAGGTCGAAGCCATTTGTTTAGTTGACTTGCTACTCTACTT